GTCTTACTGACAATTAAGTCATTGGGACCCACCGACACTGTGATCTATTGCGGTGTCGGACCGCATAAACGCCAACTCTGGACTTAGAGACCAGGGAGGTAGACATATGGTGAGTATTCACCGTCAAGGTATGTTGCCGATCGAACGTATCGCATAAATGACGATACATCTGTTGGGCCAACGTACTGAAACGCTTCAGCGTAGGGGGGAGGAGCCAGTCGAAGACCGACTCATCCGAAACCCAGCGATAAAGCATTTCCTCCCAGGATTGGTCTTGAACTAGTAAATTACTAGCTCTTAACGTCAGTCCCTTGACCTCAAGCCGGCAATAGGTTTCGTTATAACGAACCTTAAAGCCACGCTCACGGTTAAGTTTCTGCGTATTCTGTCCAGGACGGACAAAGCACACACCATCGGTTTGAAACCTTTGGTATGGGACCTGTTTTCCGAGTTTTGAAGCTCGAACCAGGTCTTCGAGGTGCCATGCCATCTGGTAGTAACCCTTCGCGAAGAACTCATTAGAGTACGCGACATAGGATGCTACTTGGTTAGCGTTGGGGCGATGTGACCATGTACTACTAATCTTAGTAGGGGTTACGTCGACGCCTTTAAAGGCATCAACCCCGCAGGATTCCCGAAAGGAACCTGCCACACAACACTTATCTTCGTTCAGTTTTAGGCCGAACTTAGGTAAAGCGAGTCTGATCGCAGCATGGTATTCGCTGCGACAGATGATATCATCGCCGTACACATAAACTGACCGTCTCGCTTCGTCAAAGGAGACGTTATGTGTACGCATGATCGTTGCAACACACAGGCTCCAGAACACGAGAGCTTCAATAGGAAAGCATACAGCTGATCCCATTGGGGCAAACATGTTCAGTTCTACCTGTGTTCCGTCCGGAAGTACAGTGTGAGTACTACGACTTGCGTCTAAGTACTCATAATGGAATGAGTGAAACAGCTCTTTTACGAGCCAAACACTCACCCTGTCACTTGCTTCCTTCATATCGAGCGTTGCCCATTCACCAGATTTACTGGCAGATAGGGCTAGCCTTCCATTAATCGTTTGGTCTGTGAAATTCACGTGACCTCGTGTATATGGATGGGACTCAAGGAGCTCTACTAGAGCTCTCATTTGTCCTTGCTGGATCCACTGGTTTTCCAGAGGTTCAGCTGATATGAGACGTGGTCCCCTAGAATCTTTCGGGACTGGAATAAGCTTAGCTTTTCCGGTCTCTACAGACTCATAATTAGGGAGGAGATGCATAGCGTCAGATAGATGGGTTGGACTAAAGAAGAAATACTCACATAGTGGGTACTTCTTCTCCAACTTCTCAATAATGCGGCCAAAGAATTTCTTCTCGTGCTGCTGCTGACCCGTTGATACCACACCTGGACCATGTTTTGGCTTAATATTTGCCAAATCTAGTTCCTGCGTGATACGGCGCACGATTGCTCGTGCATTGCTAAGTATCGATCCGCTACGGTTATCAAGGAACGGCTTTTCAGCTATTTCTTCATTCGTAGCCACAAAGGTCGAGATTGTTTCAGTTACTTTCTCTTCCTCGAACGGCAACTGAAGCTTGTAAACAAGCGTCAGAATTTGTCGTAACGACCCGAGTGCCTCGGGATCCGCATCGCTGCGGACATACCCGTTGGCATCGAAGACTTGCTTAAAGAGCCACCCGCAAAAAGCGGGAACTCTTGCACCTTTACAGGCTTTCCAGCCCTGGTGTTGTAAGCAATCCTTTCCAGAGAGCGCTCTAACTAGAGCTTTCTCAAGGAGAGGAAGAGTCTTTGTCAGAAATGACAGACCCTCAGCGTGAAAGCGGGACTTAATAGTCTCACGATCGCGTTGTCTTTCGATGTTAGGTACTTGAGCAGAACTCGCCACGTCTCCGTGGCAAGCCAGTAGAAGGTCTAAATAGACCCGGCTATTCTGTAACTCCATAATGGTAGTTGCTCCTAGCCTGTTTGACTTGTCATCGGAGACGGATCGGACGTCACACAATGTACTACGGTAACCGAACATATATCGATCTCCTGACCAGGAGTTCGGTTTTGTGAAGGACCGTTATGGTTCGCCGTTCAGGATTTTCTCCGGAACGCCGGACGTTTGTACGAACGCCAGTAAGCGGCCAAGGGCAGCTTTAATGTTGTCCGTAGTTACGTCGGTACCGATGGGTGCATCTACCACAAGGTAGGCTGCATATGGGACTGAGCCTTTCGACTCATCGTCCACAGACGCATCAATGCGTACCAAGGATCGACGCCGCTTGACACCTCCTTTATTAGACTCCTGATGAGAGATCACCAGGGTCTGTGGGTTGGTGTTAGCAAGCGCCGACACTGATCGGCGCGACCCCGTATTGCTCAATGAGACCAATGAATAGGTCTTCGAGCCTTCCGAGGTTGCTGGTGTAGTACTACTGTCCCCGTTAAGGGCGATGTCTTCGTCAAACATGACTATCTATTATTTATTTATTTTAGTTAGGTTAAGTTTCTTCGTATATACGTTGTTACTTATTTGTTTGTTCTGGAGAAGGCACCAGCGCCGAACATAGCACTCGTTAAGAATGCTTCCCTGCCTGAAAGACCAGAGGTCTTCAGGGCAGAGAAAATGTTTGGCACTTTCGTCCTTCGTTCGTACGACTTGACGGTTACCCGGCCAAGAGGTCTTCGCTCTCCGTAGTAATACCACGGATTGGCGAAGGGATATACCTGTTGGCGATGGTAGCCGTACCAGTCGAACCGGACTACAGACTTTACTGATGAACAGAAGTCTTCGATACTTACATCGATACCAAGATTATCAGTCGAGAATCGAGCCAGAAGACCTTGAATGTCGACAAACCAGTCGACCATGAAGGAGAACGGGATCGCATTCCATAAAATGGAAGGATCCAATCGTACTCCAAGAGTATCAAGGATTGCACGTGTCTTTGTGACGTACTCCATATTCAGCCTGTACGAATAACGCACAGTGGCTGAGTATGTTGGTTGTAGCAGGTACGTACGTTGGTAGTATTCGATAGCATGATGCTGTCTACTCTGCCATGTATAACCACCGAGTACTTGTGACCCGATGGTAACAGCAGACGTGGAATAATCTTCTTCCGAAATTGGAATCTGATAATGCCGTGTCTGCGACGTACCTTGACGACGTATGAGCTCGTTCAACCTCGATTCGAGGTTGATAAGATCCTTAATTATCTTAGAAATATCCGAGATAAAAGGGTCGATAGCGAACTCTTTGAGCAGAACCCCTTCGGAAGCAAGTTTGACTAGGGATTTCCCCGAATCATCCTTGCGTAGTTTCCGAATCGTCCGTTTAAAGGACGCGATCAAGGCCTCACGGCCCTTCACGAGGTGTTTGAAGTCTTTCAACTCCAAAATGAAGTTAACCAACGACACACCTTTCGCCATGCTAGGAAGCATGGAGGATAGTGCACCGTGGTCATACGCGTCCCATTGGGCCTCGCTAAGAGGCTGTAGGACGGCCGTGGCTGCAAAGGCTTCTAGCTTTTGCATACCCTGCGTCGCGTAGGAAGTGTCGCAAATGCGCATTTTCCCATTTGACGAAGGGTGAGCCAGTGGCAAGTATTCACCTTCTTTAAGAGGTGTAACTACACTCTGACTCCGAACGTGTTTGCATGGTCTAAACCTACCGTTCTTACCAGTATAACTGGTGAGTTCTTCAAACAGAGCAGTCCGACCCCCACCAGTAATAGTGGGAGAATAGGATAGCTCCGAAGAATAGGTATTAGGTTTGAACCAATAAAACTTGTTGGAGTCAACCCATGTCTGTTCAGTACGTTGTTTTACGCTCATAGTATCAATGTCGATCTGACCC